TTCCACCATTATAAGGCAATACCGATAGACCATTATAATGATTTCTATTTTCCCACATCCATTCTCCAGCTAAATTCCATTCATCTCCTTTGAGAGATATAGTTGCTGATACATTATGGGTGTTAGAACCTGTTCTATGTCCAGATCTAACCCATTCAGTAGCTACTTTCTTAACTCTATCTAACAAATTAAAAGGAGATTCAGTTCTTAGTATAGCACCTTTAGGCGCTTTTTGAGGTATTTGTATCACAGCAGTATCATGAGGTCTGAAATACTCATCTTCTACTAGTTCCGGGTGATTGTCAGCTAAGTACTTATATATAGATTCATTCTTACCAACTCTAATTCTTCTAATGTAATAATCATTATGCCAAGCATGAATACCAGATGAAGTTCCTAATGTTAAAGACGTTGTTCCTGCAGGCTTTACAGTTGTTGTTCTTGCAGACTTATTTATACCTAGAATTTTTGATACTCTTAGATTTTCTTTCTTTACAATTTTTGCAGATTCTTTCATGTCATAACCTAATACTACGCCTGAACCTATTCCTGTCATACTTACACCGATCAAAGCATCTCTTTCAGTAGTCTCTCTCCAAATATCTCTTAGATAATGAAACCCTGTATAACCTGCCTGGAGTGTTCCTATAAATGAAGCAGCTGTTACTCTAGCATTTAAGTCTTCTTGTGATTCTATATTTGAAACGTTTACTTCACAAAGGTTACAGAATTGGAAAGGCCTTAGTGCTATTTCACAACAAGGATTTGTACCCCAATCTTTATCGTTGTTAAGGTATATGCCAGGTTCACCTGCTCCTGATAATTCTACTCTTTTCCATAAGTCCATAAAGAATTCTTTAGTAATTTTATGTCTCATTAGAACTGCAGAATTATTTGACCTCCCTCTTTGTGGATTTAACTCCCACCAATTACCAGATTTACAAGAAATCATTTCATCATCGTCTGCATTAAACAAAGAAATTAAAGCTGCTCTTCTAATACCACCTGCAAGAACTGCATCTGCAATATGGCAAACCATGTCATGAGCTTCAAGAGTTGTTAAATTATCTCCAGTATCTTTTGATTCTAAAATTCCAGTTAGTTTTAACACACATTCTTTAAGTGGCTGAGGTCCTGGTGCTTTTCCTCCTGATGTTACTAATCTAGATCCTTTAGGTCTGATATCTGAATAGTCAAATTCAATTTTACTTCCCCCACCATTCATATAAGATTTCATAAGAACTTTAATGGCATCAGCCCAACCTTCTATAGAATCCCCAATAAGAAATCTCTTTTTTCTTTTTGGATAAGGCTTTTGAATTAAAGGTAGCTTTTCTACGTGATGTTTTTGTACAGAATAACCTACTCCTGTTCCACCTAAAAGTAAAAACATCGTTTCACTAAAAGCATCAATAGAATCTATAGGTAAGTATGCACAATTGTAAACTCTATTAGGGCTTATTTCAATAGGCTTACCTGCAAATTGCATACTTCTCATAGAAGGAAGTACTTTCTTTTCATATACAAATTTATAAGCTTCTTGAATTTCTTCTGTTAATTTTGGATATTTTTTTATGTGCATATTCATATTTCGAGTTACTAACTCTTCCCAGGTTTCCCTCCTGTTTAATTCCGGTACATATTTAGCATACTTCATATAGACAGTAATATCACTAAGTATTTTTGTAGATACTTCCATTATTTTATTCTTTATAATCTTTAGGTTTTTTTAAATGCTTATAGCCTTTATTGTTTAAGCAAATATAATTATCAATATATGAATATATTTTTAATCCTTTTTTTGATTTAATTCAGAAAATTTTTGAGCTAAAGCTTTTCTGACATATTCATTACTATTATTCATTTCGCCTTGGGTCTTTTGACCACTTACAGAAGTCTGGTCGAAGATTTCTATCTTACCATTACTAGCATTTATTTTACTAGGGAATGTAATTCCATCTGGTCCAAACCTATTCTTTATTATGTGCCACCTTCCAGTCCCAGCTAATTTATCTTCTATTTTTCTACTTAAAGATATTACAAAATCTGCAGTCATTATTTTAGTATATGATTCAGAGATTTTATCTGCTCCAATAACATCATCATCTAATGCACTTCTGTTTGCTTGTGATGCTGTCCAAACTGGAAGTTCTTGTTCGCCTGCTAGACCTCTAAGATCTTCGTATATATTTCCAAGCATGTGTCTAACTTCTTTACCCCTACCACTACCATCTCTTAATAAATCGGCATAATCTACTATAATTAAATTGGGCTTTTCAGAAAGTAATTTGCACCGTTCTATGTGAGCAGCTAAGCCAGTAACCGAGCATGCTTTTGTTGGAAAGTATTTTATAGTAAGGTTACCCTTTAAATGCTTTATTGTTTTTTCTACTTCTGGAATATGGTATCGTAAATCTTGAGCAGCTATACCAGTGAAAACTGAATCGTACCTTAGACCAACATAATGTTCGTTCAGTTCCATAGTGTAATGGATAACATTGAGGCCTGCTTTTAAAGCTGCAACTCCAAGGTTAACAAGTGCCCAAGATTTACCAATACCAGAAGGAGCGACCATAACTCCTAATTCTCCTTTGCCTAAACCTCCGTCTGCGAGGTCATCAATAACGTCCCAACCGGTACTTACAGAACTTCTAACAGATTCTTCATACCTTAAACTTATTTCATTCTGATAATCATGGCCTATATCTCTCTCGCTACCAGCTTTCATTGCTTCATCTATTCGGCCTTTTATACCATCATAATCACCAGCTTGTAACAAATCTACAGATTCCATTATAGCTGCTTTGAGTACTTGATTCTTACAAAAGTCTATAGTTTTTTCCTTTACGAAATCTCTATCAGTAGCTTCTAGATTGCTATAAACATCTTTTAAATGCTTAACAACTGTGGTTTCTAACAAACTATTATCTATATCTTTTATATGAACTTTCATAACCTCCATGGTCGGAGATTCTTTAAACTCTATAAAATAATCCTTTACTATTTTTACTATGAATTGATTAGCTTCAGACTCAAAGAACCTGGGTTCTAGAATATCACTAATCTGTTGTAAAAAAAGTCGGTCCGTAAATAAAAGAGCTATAATTTTTATTTGGAAACTATAGCCCCAGTCTGAAAGTTTGTTGGTCATATTGGTCTTTTAATCGTGGGTCATACTAGCATAAGCATCCAAATGGAAGAAAGTGTCTTTAAGCCAGTATTCTGGGTTCTTTACTATCCATAATCTATCTTCTAGTATAAACTTTAAAAATTCATACTTTATCATTCTTTGTACAGGTTTCTTAACTATATTTCTTATGCCTTCTTTTATAGTGCCAGAAATTTCTGTTTCTTTAAGTTGCATTAAATCGAAATTTAATTCTAACTTTTCTGTTGATTCTGAAAGCTTTGTCATAATTGCATTAGAATTTTTATTATCTTTTATATAACTAATGATATTTTCTAAAGAGATTACTTTATCTTCGAATAGTATAGGTACATTCTTTTCTAAAGTTTTTTTACCTAAGCCTTTTATGCCAGGTACATTATCTCCCTTATCCCCCATTAGTGTTTTATATAAAATATAGTTTTGACTGTTACAGCCAAAAGCTTCTTTAACATTTTCTTTAAAGAAGAATTTCTTTTTAGTTGGCGCCCAAACTACAACTCTATCGTCTACCAATTGTAGAAAGTCTGTATCACTAGACATAATAAAGCATTGGCTTTTTGGATAGACTTGTTGACATATATATGCAATTGCATCATCAGCTTCGATATTTTCTGTTGCCATAACCGTGACTGGCAGCTTTTCTAAATACTGTACCAATCTTTGAAGCTGTTGACCCATAGCAACCTTCTCGTCATCTACAGAAGTAAAGTTATCCAATCTAGTTAACCTTCTAGTTACGGAGCGATTAGCTTTGTAATCTGGGAACATCTTTTTGCGTCTTCTACTACCACCTTTACCATCAAAGCATATTATAACCCTAGTGGGCTTTATCTGCCTTATAGCATGGCCGATTGAAAGTAAAAAACCTTTAATTCCACCAACATGTATTCCATCATCGTTCTTAGATGGGTTGATAGTAAAAGCACGAATGAACGTGTTTAAACCATCTATTAATAAGACCCTATCATTAGTGCCTTTTGACTCTTGACTAGAAGGCTTTAGATCCCCTAGCATTTCTTTGTAAGCTTTTTTCATAGTGTTTTTGTTTTATACTACAATATAATAAAAATATTCTGAATTAAAAAATTATTTGGGTGACAATTTGTCGAATTAATATGACTATTTGTCACCCAAAAAATTATCCTGTAGGAACGTCGTCGTTTCCTATTTCAATATCATCGATACCAAGATTCTCTGGTTTATACTTCATAATGTAAGCATCGCAAATTTTATTATAAATTTCTTCTTTTAATTCTAAATTTCCTAATAATAGTCCTTCAAAATCTTTAGACATAAATTTATAATCTTTACCACTTTCATCTGTATAAGTATACCAGCTACCTCCTTGTTTAACTAAGTTATGACTTTTCATAACATGTAACCAACCACCGAAATTATCTATGCCTTTTTCAAAGTATATATCAAATTCTGCTGTTCTTAATGGAGGTCCCATTCTATTCTTAACAACAACTGCTTTAGTTTTAATACCAACTACATGGTCTTTACCATGCAATTTGGTTTTAATTTGTCCAGCAGCTTTTAATCTCAATCGACAAGAACTGTGAAATTGTATTGCTTTTCCACCACTTGTTGTCCAAGGGTCTCCAAACATAACTCCAAGTTTTTGTCTAAGTTGATTTGTAAAGACTAAAGCTATTCTCTGTCTACCGATCATTTGGGTAACTTTTCGCATAGCTTTAGAAAGTATAATAGCTTTCTGTGTTGCATAACCAGCTTGGTCGAAATCATCTGCTTGTTCTACTTTAGTTGTCGAACCAGAAACTGAATCTACTACTATTGTTACTAGTTTATCTTTATCAGATTCTCTAACTCTAGTAATGATACTTTCTATAACTTCAAAAATATCTTCAACAGTTTCTAATTGTACATACAACATATTCTTAGCATCTACACCAATAGCAGCAATAAATTCTTCATTCATTGCATTTTCTGTATCGATATAAACTGCAAGTCCACCTTTCTTTTGGGTATTTGCCAACAGATGGGCAGCAAGCAGGGATTTCCCACTTGCTTCCATACCTGTCAGTTCAGTAATTCTTCCTACTGGAATACCACCGTTAGGTCGATTTGAAATAGCTAAGTCAAGCATTGATGAGCCTGTTGATATCCACTCCGTTAAATCTGTTGGAGTTTCCTCACTCCCATCTAAAAAATATGCAACTTTATAATCCTTAAACTTCTTGTTTAAAGAATCTGCTAAAAGAGTTGCCATTTCATCTCTTGTACTTTTTGCCATTCTAAATCTCTCTATTGGTTAAATAAATCATCAAATGCTTTATCAATATTATCATTAGTAGCTGTAGCATTTGCTGCAACTGGTTGTGCTTTTGGTTGTGTAGATTCTTCTCCACCTTCACCTAACCATTCTTCTAATGCAGCTTTTAAATCTTCATAAGATGATTTTCGGTAAACTTCATAAATTTCTGACTGACCATTTACCACTTTTTCTGCAATATTTTTATCTTCAGTTGCAGGAGTTTGGTTTGGTTTAACCATGATAGCAGTTTTAGGCCATTTTTCTTGTCCTTCTGGAGGAGTGAAAGTTACCTTAATATCTCTACCACCTGTTAAATCTGTTACATCTCCATAATCTGGGTCTGCAATAAATCCTAGTAATTCTGTATATATTTGTTTACCAAAGCCCCAGAATTTAACACCTTCTGATTCCTTTCCTCTTTCGATTATAGGAACAAAAGTTCTCATTTTAGGTTCCATTTTTCTAGCTAATTTCCAATCGTCAGAATTTCCTGTAGCTTTTAGCTTTTCAGAAAATTCGGCTATTGGATCAGCTTCACCGAATGTTACATTAGATAAATAATTCTTCTTACCTAAATCATAATGGAAGTATAACTCAATAAATGGGTTTTCTTTGTTAAATTGATATGGTACAATACGTATAGTATTTACACCTGGTGATGGTTTCCATAATAACGAAGTTTTGTTATTTTGGGTTTGTAAGCTTCCTAGCTTACGTCTGATTGCATTAATGTCAATTGCCATTTTGTAATCTCTCTTTTTTAGTTAATTAATAATTGTTACAATATACGAAACTTTTTCCACTTAAAAAAACTTTATGATGGTTTTTTCTTTGGCTTTAGCTTCTACCACACAATCGAAATCCCAACCGTAATCTTTTGGTCTTTCGAGAATATAATCTGAATGAGCTTGTGGTTTAATAGACTCGTCCAGTTGTTCTTTTGCCCTAGATTCTGAATAGTGTGTGCAAGGCCTAATATCTTTTGGCCAAGTACTTAGTGCTAGTTTTAGAGCTTCTTGTTCTGTCATATCCCCAGTACAGAATTGGTGATGGTGATAGTCGAACACTATAGGAATACCAAGAACTTTATGTACACCATGATATAAGTCCAATACAGAATACATAGATGCTTTGTCATCGTTTTCTACAGTAAGGCGTTTAGTAGTACAGGGTAGTAAACGTTTGAAGTTTTTACAAAACCTTTCTAGTGCAGATTTTTTATCGCCATAAGCACCGCCAACATGTATATTGATTTTTGCTGCTGGTGATTGTGGTAAACCCATTAAGTCCATAATTTGACCTGCACGGTTTAGTTCCACAATAGTAGATTCTACAACTTTTTCGCTTGGAGAAGCTAACACACAGAATTGTGCTGGATGGAAACTAAGACGTTGACCATACTTTTTAGCTAGATTACCTGCACCTTTTAGTAGTATACACATTTTTTTGTAATCTGGTAAGTCTGAAAATTCATATTCAGAATCCCAAGGGAATATTCTAGAAGACATACGATAGACTTTTATGCCTTTTGTATGATTCCATTTAATTATTTCTATTAAATCTTTAATGTTTTGTAGTGCGATTTCTGAAACGTAAGGGAGACCTTTTGCATCGAAAGTACGACGAATCATACCACGACCCGTAAATATACCTTGACTTTGAAGTTCTGTATTGATACACGCGTAACCTAAATTTACCATAGCTTATTTCTTTATTTATTAGTTATTATTTGTTTATTTTATATCTTACAATATAAGAAATTTATCGCAATTACTACGATGTTTTACTAGTTATTTTTTAAAAGTTATTAACAATTTTATTTTTTAATTTTTATTATCCTTTCTTTAGTACAGTAAGTCTTTTCAATCCTTGCAAAAATTTGTCAGTTTTAACTAATGCACGACCTATTACTTGCTTTGTCTTTTCACCAGAGTTTTCATAGTCTTCGTATTTTTCTACATACAATTGAGTTACACCAACTTCTTGGTCTTTTAACCAATACTGTGATTGATGGTAAAAGTAAACCGGTTCACCAGCTTTAGTTTGTACATAATGATACTGAATATGAATAAACATTTTACCACCTTCGAAGTCTTGAAGATGCCTAACAGCATTTTTATTATCTTGCATAGAAAACTTCATACCACTTGCTTGTAAAGCCATAATTACTTTATTAGCTTTATCTTGTTTAGGCATTTGAAAGTTTTGGGCTGTGAGTTCTGTTATTAATTCGTTTAGTGTATCATTTTCATTTAATTCGGTTTCTCTTAACCACTTACCGTGATTAAAACTTCCATCTTTATTTACATATTTTTCCATTTTATAATAACTTCTTTTTTTTAGTAGTCGGTTTTTGTTTAGCAGCAGGTGCTTCTTTTATATTACTAACACCAGAAAGGTTTCCGGTTATTCCTTGAGATTTTTGCCAATCTCTTATATTAAAATTTTTTTCATTCATAATCCTATCTCTTTAATATAAATATCAACGTTTTACTTTAATATGTATAATTTCGTCTACTTCTGTATTGATTCTTTTTAAACCATCTTCGTTAGTAGTGAGTATACAATTTCTATAATTTTCCCATTCTACCTGAAAGCTAGTATCTAGTACTCCGTTGTTAACTGTTCTTATTAGTTCATTCAGAGCATTAATTGTGTAGAGACTATTAGTTAGCTTCTTTCTATGTAAAGATATTGTATGATCTAGAATAACAGTAGAAGGTCTCTTCTCTATGTTGTATGTACACATAAGCTCACGATTGTCATCCGCATTCTTTAGTACAAAAATTTTGTTGTAAAGTACATCGTAAGTTTCTATTATAGTGTCAACTGTTTTTGTTAACGTTTTTCTTACTGCGAATGTACAAAGTAGTTGTGTGTTCATTATGAATATACTCTCTCTGTTGCTTCTTTTAATCTCTTAGCCATTTCGGGGTGCAATTTCATTTCAAATTTGATAGAGCTTCCACCATAACCTCTTCCGTCTTGGCGTATTACTATATTAGAGACTTTAACATCTTCTTCGCCTTCTACAGCGTATGCTAAATAAGGTTCTCCTTTTTCACTTCGTTTTACTGTTAAGTTTTCCTTCAAAGATTCAAAATCAGATGTTCCGAAAACGTCTTTCATTGTATCTTTATCTAAAGACATATCGCCTATAGCCATAGTCTCTTCACCTTCTGATACAGCTTTTAAAGGGAATTCATTTTTTATTTCTTTGACTAATTCAGTTTTTACTTTTGGATTAGTATTTATTTCATTTATTGCATCATCTTGCATTTTTCTATGAGCTTTATCATCTTCTTCTAAATACTTTTTAGCTTTTTCATTTCCAGCTTTGGCTTCTTCTTTTATAGCTTTTAGTATAGATTTAGAATTACTTCTACTACCTCTTCCTTCACTAGCAGCATCTATATTTTTAGCTAACTTAGTTTGCATATCTTTAGAAAGTATATCCTTAGCACCTTTTGCTAATCTTTGTCTTTCATTTTTAGCATAAACTTTTGGGTCTATTGAAGAACCTGCTAATTCTGGGTCCCATTTATTAACTAGGTCTCCAGTTCCTGAATTTAGAAAGTTTATATTTTTATCTTTCTTAAGAGAAATTTCATCTAAGATTTCCTTACCATCAGAAGTTTTAACTTTCATATACATATCTGTAGAAAAGCCTTTATTTTTTTCATAATCAGAAAGACCCATTGCTTCTACTTCTGATTTTGCATCCCAAGCAGAACCTATGACTTCAGCATCTTCTCCATATTGTTTTTTTACTCTATCTAATATAGCTTTTCTAGAGTTCTTTGTTGCTTTTATCCATGATTTTGTTACTATACGTTTTCCTACTTTATTCAAATCTGGATTATTTTTAACTTGTTCAGCTACATGAGTTTCTATAGTTGTTGCAAACTTATCAAATTCTTTATCGGACATTGAAGAACCCATCATAGTCATTAATTCTCCTGCTTGAGCACTAATTTGACCGGCTCCACCTTGTATATCAGAAAAGTGTCCCCATTTTTTTGTATCTTCTGTAACTTTAGTATTTACCATTCTCTCTAAAGCTTTTAGATATCTTTTTGGAAATTTTGGATTTTTTATTAAATCGTCTGAAAACTTTAATGGCTCAGGTGGTATAGGTATTGCATTAGCTTTATTTTTTTCTTCAAAACTATCATCATCAGGTTCCATATCTCTACTAAACTCTTGGGATTCAGATGGACTTCCTTTCTTAAGAGTTTTATCTTTTCCAGATATAACTCTTTTTTCTGAATCTGGTTCCTTTTTAGACTTACTTTCAGGGTCTGCTTCTCCAGCAGTTGTTTCTTTACCACCAATAGTTACTGCAGTTGTTGGTCTCATTTTATGTTTAGATTTATATTTTAAGAAAGAATCTTTATTTTGGAATTCTATTTCAGAAATATATTTATGAATGAAATCTTCAGAATACTTATGGTCTCGGAGAGTCTGTTCGAGGACTTCTAAGTGGTCACGATTCTTAGGGTCAGGCATACCATCATTAACTTGCCATGCCCAATCTTTAACTAGTTGATTTATCATAAAATTCATACAGTTTTCCTCTTATATAAATATCAATCAGACTATTAAAACGGCAAAGTTTTAAGGTCATTATAATTATTTCCATAAACTACAGAAGTAGGATATTTTAGAGAATTTTTAATAGATTTTATTAAGTCATTCCCATCTTTAGGGTCAAAATCTATAAGAAAGGAATCGTAAGTATAAAGCACTAATTCAGAATTGTAATTGTTTAGTTTTTCCAAAAGGTCTTTCATCATCTCTACATTAGCCTCGGTTTCAAAAGCTTGTATTTGATAGTTAAAAAGCTTCTGAGGGTTGATCTTTTCGAAACATTCTTTGTAAAGTCTTCTTTTGTATATAGGAGTTTCTATATAACCATTTATTTTATAAGAATCCCACAAGCTAAATATGTAATCTTTTAAGCCTTCGAAGAATGGTATTTTTTTAAAATTTTTAGGTATACCACCATAAAGTAACCTGAAAGACATTGATTTAGACATTTGATAATCTTCTTCTGTTAGATTTTCTTTTTCAAAATATTGTCTACCTAATTCTTTATGAATAGAATCTTTACCAAATTTGTAATTAGTTAATTCAGCTATAAGCCTAAGGTGGTAAGCATCAAAATCGAGTTCTATTAAAAGACCTTTATCGAACCTACTAACAAATCTGCTTCTAGTACCATCATCTTTATTCATTGCAGCATAATTAATTCCATTATTAGAATTCGAAGGCCTACCAGTAAGAGTATAAATATTATATTTTGTGAATTCATAACCAGACTTAGTATATAAGCCTTTAGATTCAATAGTATTAAAAACTTTTACTAGTTCTAAATACTTATCGTAAGTTAACCCAGAAGAAAGTTCATACTCACTAAGCTTTTCTGTGAGCATACATAGCCTTTCTTTATGTTTTGTTTCTGGAATTATATCAAATATATCTTTTCTATTCCAATACTTATTCTGAATGAATTTATGAGCTTGAGTAGTTATACTATCAGTATCAACAGACTTTCCTGTTTGTAGATAAGATCTTAATTTTATTTTGTTAGTAATACCTTCTATTTGCTTTATAATCATAAGCTTAATATAAGAAAAAATATCCACATAAAAAAATATTTACACAGAAAATTGATTAAGAATGCCAATAAAATTTCTAAGACCAGGAAATTTCATTTCTGAATTATTTATAGTTCTTTCATTAGTTTCTATAATACCAGCCATTTGAATTGTTCCTGTTCCGTCTATTATATCGTTATCAGGTCCGGATATTTTCCAAACTAGCTCATGTAATTTAATAAAGGATTTTATTGGTTCGGACGAACTTTTTAAAGCTTTATGTTGTTTTTTAGAAATTTCTACTATTTGGCTAGTATTACCAGTCTTAACAAAATAGCGTTTTATAACACCTTTATTTATATCTTTTGCAGTTAATTGAGGTAGAGTTGTTTTTATAGGAGGAACTCTTCTACTGTAGTCTTCTTTCAATTTTTCATAAAAATATGCTGGAGTATTTAACTCATTATAATTTGGGTTTTGATTAAGTAGTGGCTTTCGATATATTCTTTTAGAATTTTTATCTTCCGGACTTTTACCAGAATAAGTTTTTTCACCAGAAGACCAAAATAAGCCAACATACTCACTACCATCGCCATTGTAGAATTCGCCACCTTTAGTATAAACTCTAGCTTTTTGACCATATAGGCCACTAGCATTATTATCAGCACTTTTAATTGAATTTCTTTTGCTTATTCTAATTGGCATTTATATTCTCTTTTTAATTCTTAACTCTCATTATAGTTTCTACTTCGGTTACCCAATCTCCTGCAGAAATAGATTGTTTTACTTTAGTTACCATAAAGAAAACTTTCATATTTTTTGGATCTAAAGGGTTTCCATATCTTTTAGGTATGTAATTTGGAATTACAATATTACCCCATTCTAATCCAGAAAAACCATCCATTTTAAAAGAAAATGTTATTGGAAGTATAGGCGGGGACCAGGCAGTAGATTTTTTTGGCCAATCTGTTAAAGATTTCATAGCTGTTACTGCTGAATTAGCTTTCTCTGTTGTCGTAGAACCTAACATCTTCTTAACTGCTTTACTAAATTTTTTCTTTTTAGATTCTTCAACGTCAGATGCAGCTTCTGTACCTTCTGGACAACCATCTGAAGCCACATCTTTTTTCTGGTCTTTAATAGACGGACTCCTATCTTCTACAGCAGATTCGCCTGTGCCACCGAATAAATCATATTCATCGTAAATACGACCATTCTTATCTTCTTTAGCAGTATTTCTGTTTGAACCATACATTATTTGGGCTTTTATATCATTAGATACTTCTGTATTAAGATTTACTTCTCTAGCTATACTATTTGAACCAAATATTGGTATTGTTTTTGGTTTAGGATTATCTGGACCTTTTGTTGTATCTACATCGATAACCATAATACGATCGCTATCGTAAGGATGGCTAGTAACAATTAAATTGAATAAACTTCCACAAGCATTATTAACACCTTCGATAACACCTTCTAAAAACTCATTTATATCTTTTGCATCTTTAGCAACTTCTCTTAAGAACCAAAGATTTAATTGTATATTACTTAAAAAACCTTTCCTACTACTACCATCTCCAACAAGGCTTTTGGATGCTCCTTCGCAAGTGAAAGGTTTTAATGCGTCAAGACCTTCTAAATTCTCAAAGCTTTTAGTTTTTTTCTTTTTATAATATACATGCTTCCAAGGCTCTTGGCCTGGCAGTATACAAACCGATGGGTCCATTGAAGACATAAGATTGTGATTTCTTATTATACTATTCCGACTATCAGCTCTACCTAAAAGGCCTTTAACTCTAGGTACTAAGTTCTGAAAGTCTTTAAATTTTGGTTTAGTATCTTTAGTATCTTCAAAAGGTACATTTACTTCGGAACACAAACTAAGACTTGCTAGTTCTTCCATTGCATCCCAAGAAATATAAGTCTGAGTACTTGCAATAGTATTAAAAACGCCTTCTTTTATCCACCTCCAAGTACCAGCTAAGCCTGAATCATCTTCTTTCTGTTCATCAGTGCGCTCTGCATCGAACTGTATAGCTACTGCAGCAACTTTATCACTTCCAGCGCCCGTTTCAGCACCCATAATAGTATAAGACTTTCCAGCTTCAGAGTTTTCTGTTAACAATCTAAAATTTTGTACTAAAGTTCCATCTGTTTCTGCTTCATCGTCTTCGTCATTAGAATTTTTATTTTCACAATTATCGTGCGATTCTTTTATACTAGTAGTTAGCAAAGCTTCTGCCATAGATATTAAAGTAATATCACAATTAAACCCGCCGTCTGCTGCAAGAGACCAATTAAAATTACTTACTAAGCCTTTAGCTGCATCGTAGCACCCGTCTGCTGATTCTTGTTTTTGTATAACTTTTTGATAGAATGCACCACTATTTAATTCGCAATCTTTTTGGCTCATAAGAGAATAATTTCTATTACCTTCAGGATCTGTATTCCAGCCCCATTCTACTACAACACTCTTACCCAAAGACATGAATAGTTTTTCCATATCACTTAATTGATTCATGTTCCAGCATCTAAAACCAACTTTAATTTCTCTTAAACCACCTTTAGTACCTTTAAAATCTACATCAATAGAAATAACTCCTGGCATTGGTACATTTCTATTTTTATCATAAGAATAGTTAACAGTTGTATTTTCTGGCATTAGGTTTTTATTTAAATTACCACCCATTAAAATAGATGGATATATAAATTTATTGGAAGAATCTTTATAAACTACATTTGAAGTAAGTTTGCACCAAGACTGTCTCTTAGCCCAACCTGGATATTTATGTATATCTGCATGGGCTTCTTTCCTAGTATCTAAAGCATAAGGAGACCATGCTGGTGGGTCGGTTAGAAAAAACGACATAATTAACTACGCTCTGTTTTTATTTCCTCAAAATCTGCAAGGATATCTTGTAATCTTTTAGGAACTCTTATTTGTTTACCAGCGCTAATAGATAAGCTTCCCTTTCCAATACTATTGGCAGTAGCTATAATCCACCAAAGAGTAGTATCATTGTAGTATTTGTGAGCTATAGTATCTAGTCGATCACCTTGTACAGTTATAATATAAATATCGGTTTCATGCTTTGCAATTTTTGGATATCTTATTGTACTATAATATTCACCACTGTGATATTCTAAATCTTTAGTTTTATTATTTAAATCGTATCTTCTCATTGTAATATACTACTCCCAAAATAATTTGCTTCGCCTTGACTAGGTACTGATAAGAATTTACCGCTAATATCTAAGCTAAAGTGTTTAGGTATTTCTGAACCTACTGTTTGTCTACCTTCACCAAAAGCAATATCCCAATCGTGAGTAGCTACTGTGTTATTAATGGATTCTATTAGACAAGGTTTTGATACCCAATAATCTCCAAGAGTTATAGTGTTATAAGGCGATGTTGGTATATCAGCATCATCGTAAACTGCTCTACAGTTTCTCATAAGTTGATTTACTTTCTGATAATTCTTTTTTGCTTCTTTTGCAGTAAATGATGGGATTGTTAATTTAAATGTAAAGCTTCTTGAATAAGTATCGTAAGTATAAAGATCAGTATCTCGACCGATATACTTATGATTGTTCCAGCCAATAGAAGTATTATCAGAAATGTCACCATCAAATATTGCTCTAAATTGAATGCCTGCTAATTTAAAAATTATACAATCATTAAATTCGTCATTATTAATGAAAGCATCATCGGCTTCTTGGGTTTTATCTAACCTACCATAATCACCTAAGCCCCAACGCTTAATTATATTATTAGCTTCATAATCAGCAACAAATCGACCTTTTGCTTCATCTGGACCTAATGTTTCTAGAAAGTTATTAGTGCTAGTTAATTCCCCTTGTGGAATGTCTCCGTATTCAAAAGCTTTGTAAGAATGAATTCCTTGTCTAGTATTCCCTCTTCCAGGACCTAAGGCCGGCTTAAACTTTTCAAGAGAATCAGAACTTGCTAATTCGTTTAGCTGTTCAGTACTATCAGCTGGGTGTAATACAACCATACCATCAGTAGATTCAGCATCAAGATTTCCTAAGTGATATATATTGTTACCACCATCACTATCTCTAACTGCTGAGTTTGGCGTTTTAGCTGCTTCTTCTTTTCTATATGGCTGTTCGATACTCCAAAAAGAAAAATCATCTCGTAAAGGGTTTCCACTTCCATGTCTATACTGGGTTGTTGAACCAATTCCTAATAAAGAATTAGGTCCTCCTAAGCCACTTAAAGTTACCCAAGGAGTTCTTCCTCTAGCTAATTTAGCTGCTAATCTTTTTCCAAGTTCTTTTAGTTTATTTAAACCAAAGCCTTTACTTCCTTCTGGCATACCATCTACAGTATTTTGGCCACTAGTTTTAAAATGACTATAGCCTGATTCTTTTGCAAGTTTTATTAATCTATTTTGACTCTTGCCAATATCATCACCTTGGTTTTGGTTTAGTTTTATTATTCTATGTTCGTAGTCAGAATCAAGAGCATTAAAAGGTCCTGCAC